AATAAATATAAAAAGAGTATTGATTGCTCCAACCCAAAGGGATTTTCTCAACGTGCTCATTGCGCTGCAAGAAAAAAGAGAGCAAAAGGTGAAAAGACTGAATCAAAACCAGCACAATGAATGAACAAATAAAACCATTTAAAACAGTTGAACAAATTGCAAAGAAGCATCGCCTAGACGTTTCTTTTATAGAAAAGCAACTTAAAATGGGTGAAAAAATTGAACATGAGCATACCAAAAATCATGAATTAGCAAGAGAAATTGCCCTTCAACATCTCGATGAAATTCCAGATTATTACACTCGTTTGAAAAAGATGGAATCTGAGGCTAAAAAATTTAAAGATGTAAAAGAAGAAACTAAATCTGGAGATGAAACTCTTGGAGATTGGTATAGAAAGTCCAGTGCAAAAGACCCCAAAACTGGAAGAAAAGTTCCAGGGTGGCGTCAAATTGGTGGACCATTTGCAGGTGCTCCCTGTGCTCGCCAACCAGGACAAACTTCTACACCAAAATGTGGAAGTTCCAAAATGGCAGCAAACCTTTCACCAGAAGAAGAAGAAAAGGCATTTAGAAGAAAAAATAAACAGGATCCAAACCAACCAGAAAAAAAGAACGCAGCAAAGCCAACTAACGTTAGAACTGAAGAAATGGACTTACAAGAAAAAGAGAAATCTGGTAAGAAAGATGCTTGCTATACAAAGGTAAAATCACGTTACAGTGTTTGGCCAAGTGCTTACGCATCAGGAGCACTTGTAAAGTGTAGAAAAGTTGGTGCAGCAAACTGGGGAACTAAAACGGAGGAAACTCACATGCACGAAGAAGAAAGATATTGTCCTTTGTGTAATAAAAGAGAAACTAGGTCAGAATGCTCTTATGGAGAAAAGGCATGGGATAGAGTTTCTGTAAAGGACCAAGAATATTCTATGGCAAGGTCTGAATTAAAAACAATTCACGATGCACTAAAAAGACTAGAGCAAAAGGTTGGAAAAGGTGAGGGAAATTTGGAAGCATGGGTGCAATCAAAAATTACAAAGGCTGCGGATTACATTGACACTGCTGCAGATTATGTAAATAGTGGTGAGATGGAAGAAAATGTAACCATTGAAGATGCTAATGGAAATACTTTTGCAGAAGTTGTCGATATTATCACACCAGACCCAATAAAAGGATTTAAATCACAAATGAGTGAAGCAACAAGAATGCAGGCACAAACCGGAAATATTATTGCAGTAACTCTTTCATGGAGAGGAAAATATTATTCGCTTAAAATGTTTTTCCCACAAGTGAAACTTCCAACTCGCAAAGAAATTAGCGATGAGATTCAAAAAGTATATCCAGGTTCCAATGTAGTTTACCATTCAGTATCAGAAATCCAACCAGGAAAACCACTAATTCAGGCATGTGGACCGCAAGGTGGAAGTGCGCCCAAAATGGGTTCAAATAAAAACTATGTAAAACCTATGGGTGAAGAGGTTGAAATATCAGAGGCAAAAAAGTCTGAAATGAAGTGCAATAAGCCAAAGGCTGAAGCACATGGTTCTGGCGAAACTGGCAAATCACATGTGGTTAAAGCATGTGAAGGTGGGGAGGAAAAGTTGATTCGTTTTGGTCAACTTGGAGTTAAGGGTTCTCCGAAAAAAGAAGGAGAGTCTGAGGAATATGCAAGTCGTCGCAAGAGATTTAAAACTAGACACGCAAAGAATATTGCAAAGGGTAAAATGAGTGCTGCATTCTGGGCAGATAAAGTTAAGTGGTAAATTGAGGTAGTTTTATTATGTCTGATGTATATCTTGGCAATCCGCTTTTAAAAAAAGCAAATACGCCAATTGAATTTACACAAGAGCAAATCCTAGAGTTTGTTAAGTGTAAAGATGATCCGGTATATTTTGCCAAAAATTATGTGAAGATTGTGACTCTGGATAAGGGGCTACAACCTTTTCAGATGTATCCCTTCCAGGAAAAACTTGTTAATAATTTCCATAAGAACAGATTTAATATCTGTAAGATGCCACGGCAGACTGGTAAATCTACAACAGTTGTGTCCTTCCTGCTCCATTATGCCGTCTTTAATGACAATGTTAATATCGGCATCCTAGCAAACAAAGCAGCGACCGCCAGGGAACTCCTAGATAGGTTACAGACTGCTTATGAAAACCTACCCAAGTGGATGCAACAGGGTATTATATCTTGGAATAAAGGTTCTCTGGAGTTAGAAAATGGATCAAAGATTCTGGCTGCTTCTACGTCTGCAAGTGCTGTCCGAGGCATGTCGTTCAATATCCTCTTCTTGGACGAATTCGCTTTCGTTCCAAACCATATCGCAGATTCCTTCTTTGCATCTGTTTATCCTACTATTACTTCTGGTAAAAGCACGAAAGTAATTATTGTTTCTACTCCACATGGTATGAATCACTTCTACCGAATGTGGCATGATGCGGAAAAGGGAAAAAATGAATATGTATTCACTGATGTTCATTGGTCTGAAGTTCCCGGAAGAGATGAGGAATGGAAGAAACAGACAATTGCAAACACTTCAGAGTCACAATTTAAAGTTGAGTTTGAATGTGAGTTTTTAGGATCTGTAGATACTCTGATTGCTCCTAGTAAATTAAGAAATCTTGTATATGACCACCCCAAAACACGTAGTGCTGGTTTGGATGTTTATGTTGATCCCGAATCTAACCACGATTATCTAATAACAGTTGACGTTGCCAGAGGTGTTGGAAACGACTACTCAGCATTTGCCATCGTTGATATTACACAATTTCCTCATAGAGTAGTTGCAAAATATAGGAACAACGAAATTAAACCGATGCTATTTCCTAGTATCATACATGAAGCAGCAACGGCATACAATAATGCATATATTTTGTGTGAAGTAAATGATGTTGGAGACCAAGTAGCAAGTATTCTTCAATATGACTTGGAATATAACAATCTCTTAATGTGTTCTATGAGAGGAAGGGCTGGCCAAATAGTTGGTCAAGGATTTTCTGGTAAGAAAACTCAACTTGGCGTTAAGATGTCTAAAACAGTAAAAAAAGTCGGATGTCTTAATCTGAAGACAATGATTGAGGAGGATAAACTATATCTAAATGATTATGAAATTATTTCTGAATTAACAACCTTTATTCAAAAACATAATTCATTTGAAGCTGAAGAAGGATGTAATGATGACTTGGCAATGTGCTTAGTAATCTATGCATGGTTGGTTGCTCAAGACTATTTTAAAGAACTTACAGACCAAGACGTAAGAAAACGTCTTTATGAAGAACAGAAAAATCAGATAGAACAAGATATGTCACCTTTTGGTTTTATATCGGATGGTCTTGATGATAGTAGTTTCGTAGACCAAGATGGTGATAGATGGCATGTGGATGAATATGGTGATAGGGCATATATGTGGGAGTATATGTGATGGACTTAGATAAACAGATTAATCTGGGACATTTATTGCTTACAGATAGAAAATGCAGAATATGTGGAGAGGAAAAAAATTTGATAGACTGCTTTTACAGAACTAGAAAAGATAGAGGACCTGTAGCATCTTCTTATTCTTATGAGTGTAAAGATTGTACCATCAAAAGAATAGTAACAAATAAAATGACAAGCAAAGTGCTTGATAAATGGGAATATCCTGATTGGTAGGCATTCACGTCATGTTTCCGCCCACGTAAAGTGACTTTTTAATAAATAATTTTTAGTTAATCTGAGATACGGAGAAAAACATGTCAACTCCTCAATTATCTCCAGGCGTACTCGTCAGAGAGGTTGATTTAACAGTAGGAAGAGCTGATAATGTACTGGACAATATTGGGGCAATTGCAGGTCCCTTCCCACAAGGTCCAGTTGATGATCCTATCGACATCCCAACAGAAAAAGATTTAATCAGTGTTTTTGGAAAACCACTTTCCTTAGATGGTCAATATGAGTATTGGATGACCGCTTCGGCTTTCCTTTCTTACGGCGGTGTAATGAAAGTAGTAAGAACGGATGGAGAATCGCTTGTAAGCGCAAACGCAAGAAGAATCAGAGATGGTGAAATCGTTGACACCACCCTAGTTAGTGCTGCAAGTACTTTAAGAACTCCGGGCACTTATGTCGTAAAAAACGTTGGACTATCGACAGGATATACCACAACGGATCCTGATGGAATTGGTGCAATTTTTACAGTTACAGTTGCAGATAATGGAGCAGGTTTAGGTTCAACTGTTACTGTTGCAGTTACTAACGGTGGTAATGCTTTTAATGAAAGTGAAACTATTACTG